TTCTAACTCTTTTTGGGCTATTTTCTTCTGTAATGCAGTCATTTTTGTGTTATTTATAGCCGTATTCAATTTATCAATATTATCTTGATGTAATTTGATATCGCTTAATATTTTTTGAGATTTTTGTTGTGTTTGACTGACTTCATTTTGTCTTCTTATCAAATCATCACGAATATTTTTCTGGTTTTTTAATTCATTTTCTGCCTGAATTTTACGTTCTAGACTCATATTTTTTGCATTAATAGCATTTTCAATATTGCTTATTTTTTCTTTAGTTTGATTTAATTGATTAGTTAAATCTTCAGTTTTTCCTGATAATTTTAAATTCGCATTATGTTCATTCTGTGCAGATGATAGATTATTTTTAGCTTCTGCCACTCGACTTGTAGCCGCATTGACTCTATTCACTGACTCATTGCGTTGCTTCGTTAAATTATTCAATTCTGGCATTTCATTTGTGTATTCGCGTAGTGTTTCATCAGGATTTAAAACCTTTTCTTTGCCTGTTTTATACTGCTGTCCTACTATATTTCTTCGGATTTCTGGATCTCGCTTAGCAATTTCGCGCATTAATTCCTGACCAGGCGCATAGCCTGATAACTCTGATGCCATATTTGCACTTAATGGCTCACCGTTCATGGCTTTTTGTGCAACAGAGTTTTCACGTAATGGAAAAACTTGTTCGCGATAGCCTTGATTAATCCATCTGTATTGATTTTGATACTGACCTAAACCATCTTCGAGAGTATCACTAATAATCTTATCAATTGGTTCTGAATCTCTATATGCTCTAAATAATTCATCTCTTTTTACTGCACTTGGTTCAGATTTTGCGCGTTGCAGTAAATTATAACGATAATCTCTGAAGTCTTTTTGCTTCATCATAAAATCAGATGCAGTTGTATCTGATGTAGTAGGTGCTTTTTTGATTAATTCTGCAAATTCACCAGTTGGATCATCACCATGTAATGCACGAGCATTTTCAATTGCCGCATTAATTGCTGGCATTCTATCAGGATTATCTAATTGAAAATTAGATCCCTTCAAATCAGACATTAATTGTTTGTAATTATCAGACCAATAATTATTAATAGACGTAATATTATCTTTAAATGCCCTCGATGCCCTTACACTATGGGCAGCATTTTGATTTAACTCTATTCCTATCTGTTGATCTATATTGTTTTGTTGATCATTTGCAGCACTCAATTCTGATTGCGCGTTTTGATGATCTAACGATGCGTTATCTAACTTATTTTGTGAATCTTCAACTGAAATTTGAGGGATTTCATTTAATTGTTGTTGAGTTTTGTTAAAATCGCTAGCTAATCCTTCTGGTGTAGCACGTCCAATAGTTGATTTTACCTGACTGAGATTTTCTAATGCTGAATCGTGTTCGGCTTGTGCTTGATTTAACGCTGCTTCATATTGCTGTAAATCAGGAATTTTAGCTGTAGCAACAGCTTTATCTTCTTCCGTCATCGAAGGTAGACTTTCTTGCAAATTCTTTATGGCATAATTAATTGCACCAGGAGAACTTTTCCCTATTTGTGAATAGATATCTTGTTTAACACTATTCAAATTAGCTACTGCATGATCATGCGCATCTTGCGCTTCTTGTAATACTTTTTGGTGGGGTGCCAAATCAATCATTTGTGATTGTGTTGCAACTTCAGGATTTTGTGCAATTTGATCTTGTAATTGTTTAACACCATAATTTAATGCACCTACTGTTGATTTACCTGTTTCAGACTGAGCAGCGGTTTTAGATGCAGCCAATTGTGCATCAGCTGCTTGTGCATTTTGTTGTGCAGTTGATAGATCAGCTTCGTAAGGCGCAAGACTACGAGTCGCGTTTACTATAGGGCGTACAAATGGTTTTGCAGCTCCAACGACACCTTTCAAAATTGTAGGTGCTCCAGGTAATAATCCAGGAATCGCTTGTGCCAAAACGTCACCAGGTTGTGCTGGTTCATTTGGCGGCATCATATTGGTTAAATTTTCGGTTGCACGAATATCTTGAGCATATTTAGGATCTATCAACCCTAAATGTGCGTAGTACTCTAAAATATCTGACGGTATGTTGACTAACGCATTTCTCGCTTCACCAACACCTGTTATCAGATTTTCCCCAAATCTTTTTTGGTTTGATGTTACCTGATTGTATAGACCACCAATTTCACTTGGTGCCGCATTTATTACACCTGGTGCTGCATTAAATATATTTTTAGCCAAAGTATATGGGTCACTATTCATAATCTTAAGCGCATTCCACCATTTGCCTAATAAACTGGTAGGTTGATTATTTGGTGTGCCATTTATAGCTGCACCTGAATTTAATTGATTTAATAAATTTGGATCGGTAACAGGAGCACCATAATTTGATGCAGTATTAGATGAAGCATTAGAAGTTGATACAGGTGCCACACCCAACCATGCTGATGCCGATGGCGTTTGAGTAGGCGCAACATTAGACGTTGTGCCATTTAATTGCGATAGCAATGTCGGATCAGTTACTTCTGCGCCATATATTTGCATGTTAACGTCCCAAATATGGATACCATTTACCGTTTATTTGATGATATTGTTGATTCCCAATTGTCATGATATTTTGTATTTTTTGACCATTTGGATTATTCCCTAAATTAGCAGCACTTTGTTGATTACCCACATTAGGTGCATAAGCAGCTTGCGCATTTTGAACAATATTTTCAAAATCTGGTCGTGGAACAGGAAATGATTTTCCAGGGTTTCTCGTTTCCCACGCTTGTTTAGAATTATCCCAGCGACTTGCCATATCATTAATCAATTGCTGTGTCATTCCTTGATTAACACTCATGCTGTTTTTTATATCAGGTTTAATTGCCTGGAAGAATTTCACGAGTCCTATACCTGCGCCTCTTCCATTTCCTGCTGCTTCTGTTTTAGCGGCATCTGCCTGAAGTTCACCAGTAGCCGCTACAAATTTACCCATCGTTGGATTATTACCCGATTTAGCCACTGTTTCGCCGCCTGGTAACGCATAACCTAATCCAGTTAAATTTTTGTTCGCAGGATTGTAAATAACATCAGAAATATCTTTTAAATGCTGCACTGTATTATTCAATGCATATGCCGTATTAATATCTGATGTATTGGCTTTTATGTCTGCTTCATTTTGTAGCTGTATACCTTTTTGTTGGGTTTCTCCAGAACGGGTTTGTTCAGGTGTTTCCCCAACTTGCGTTGTTTGTAATGGTTGATTCGTCAAAGGATCGAATTGAACTATTTTTCCATTAATAACTTGTGGTGGTGCTGGTTGTATACCCAATTTAGCAGCAATTAAACGTCGGCCAATGATGTGTAGCGGACTTACACCTGTGCCTGGAATGAGTTGAGGTGCTTGTGGTTGATTAGGCGTAATTGGCTGCACATTCGCATTTTGATTCGATGTTTGTGTTAATGTATTTTGATCAGCACTCGCTTGATCTTGATTAGCTTGATTAACTAACTGAGCACGTGTCATTGTGGCAGCATTTTGATTTGCTGTACCTGGCATAGTTCCAGTCATTGGTTGTGTAGCTGTTGTTGGTGCAGTCACAGGAGTTTGTGGTTGTGTAGTTGCTGGCGAACCAGATGCTTGTGTTTGATTATCGACAATTCCTGATAAACCACCGGCTTGATTAATCAATTCAGCCCACATTTTCGATTCGTTAGCTATAGCTTGTGCTTGCTGTGCCTGCGCTGACATTAACTGTTGTTTATAAGGATTTAATCGATTTTCCATCATGCTATTAAAAATGGATTGAGAGGTAGTTAATCCCTGTAGGAACGAATCCATTCCAGTTTGAGGCATCGGTATACGATCAAAAGCCATAATTTAATCCTCATATCCTAATTACTGTGTTTTGTTTTTCATGCCACCAGTTAAATAATCAATACCTGCCATGGTGCCTAAACCTAGAAGCTTACCAAACATATCCCCTGGTGCATTTGCCTCACCGTAAGCCATTCCTGCCATATTATTTCCCATATTCATTGCATTATTACCCATCATCCCAGCAGCATTTGCACCTGTTCCATAAATACTCTGTCCTAAACCAACAGCAGTTCTATATTTATCCATAAGATCGTTTAAATATTGCTGACGATCACTTTGCATAATATTTCCAGCTGAATTTTGGATATTATTTAAAGCCGCACTACTACCCATTAAACCCATTGAACTTGCAGCATCTAAGCCGGATTGGGTTGCTTGTCCCTGCAGATTTTTAGCATAAGGTGACATCGTATAACTTGATGCCCATTGGTTTTCTAAATTGACAGGATTGCTTAAATTTTTATATTGCCCCATTAATTTGCCAAAAATATTTTGGCCATTCATCATAAACGGATTTAAAAATCCCTGAGCGTTTCCATAATATTGTTGCAATTGATTAGCAGCATCTTGATAGCCACGTTGAGGATTAAAAAAACTTGATATATCGTCAAATATTCCCATCTTATAAACCTCCAGCTGTTAATCTATCTTCTACTGAACTCATGGACTTTTGAATTTGTGTTAATGCTTCATTAATCGTATCGACTAAGTTAGCCAACCATAACGGATCAATGTGAGCGTAATTTTGATTATTTTCATAATAAGGATCTGTTTTAGTGAGTGCCTCCACTTGCCCTCCTTACTGACATTTGAGCGCCTAAAACAACAATGGGTGCGGGACTCACACAGATTAATTTATAGACACGATTACGTGATGTTCCAAGGTTATACCAACGCATACGCCATTTATAAACGCCCAAATCACTAAATTGTAAAACGTCAGCTGATATAAAAGTTATGCCACCATCATCAGAAAAAAGTAATTCAATATGCGGTTTAAACCAATTTTGATATGTCGGTGAATCAAAAACAGGAAAATTACTGCCTTCTGTAATGATAAATTGATTTGAATTATTTTCATTCACTAAAAATTGGGGAGTTCCATCGCCCGCTGCTGCTTCGTCAATGATAAATACCGCATTATCAAAGGGAGCATCAGAAAGTATAAAACTGCTATCACCCCACACAAAATCAATTTCAACAAAATCAGTAATAAACTCATCATAAAAACCAGCTCCTTGACTTACTAATACATCAATTAATCCTGCGCAAATGATCGGCGTGGTTCGAATATAACGAAATGGTTCCACTAAATAAGCAGGTTGAGTATTGTCATGTTCATGTAATGGATTTGTAATATCATTTGTATAAAAACGTCCAGACATTTCATAAACGGTATTATCACCTTCAACAGTTACTAAATGTTTATTAGCAAAAAATATATGATCTTGAATTCTGCTACGATCACCATTTAATTCAATTGGTCGATGCCAGCTTTTTGTATCTAAGTTATATTCAAAAGCGATTGAATCTGATACTTCATCTACTAAATCGGATGTGCTAAATGTTCCAGCAGAAAATCTGTAAAAAATAGTATCTTCATATTCATATAAAAACCCATCGGCATCTAATTCTAAAAATGGATTCAAAGCTTCAAAATCTGTGATTTCCTGCAATTTCACATCGATTGCTTTTGATGAAATTTTTTGCGGCATTTGTCCATTGAATGAAATCATTGGTTGAATGATGCCATTTCTATTTTTAGATAAAAATGCAATCATTCCAAAATCGACATCTAACGTATTTGGATCACCAATACCATAATCCCAGTCGTATGTGGTATTTTTCTTAAATGGAAATGTAGTAGTGGTTCCACCTGCTGATACAAATGTTGACGGTATATTTGACCACACACCAGTCGTAAATTCACAAAAAATATAAAGAGTATTTTGTAATACGGCTAATTGACCAATATTACTGACTTCCTGACTAAATACAGCTGCGCCATTGATAGTAAAACATGTTGCAAGATTAAATGCTGTTCCACCTAAATTAATTTCAGACAATCCAAAAAGAGGCGAGTTTGCACTTGAAACTATTATTCTATTACCAAAAGTCGCTAAATAAAGTGGATTTACAGGCATATTCGGATCAGTAACTTCACCAAATGCATCATTGTCTTCCCTGTAAATCCAAAGATTTCTACCATCTGCAAAACAGACAAATGTAATTGCTTGAGAATTGGGGGCAGTCCCATTAGAGCCGGCTACGATATATGTAAAAAATATATTACCTGCTAATGTATTTATTTTCGTACTGGATGTAATTTCAAGTTGATTATAAAATTCATCAATACGAAAAATTCGATCACCTACAATTGCATACCAATAATTTACTGATTTATAGATTGCACGCGGTTCCTGATCGAATATAAGTCTGTTTTGATTTAAAAAATTAATGTGTTTTCTTCCCATGCATGGATACATGGAAACTTTTTTCTTACCAATATCACTCGGTGTTAAATACCAATTCGCAGCATCACTCGGATTAAATTGTTTAAACCGTTGTTGATCGTAATATCCTATGATGGGGCAGTCAGTTATGGGCATAATAGTCTTTATATCCCCGCTCTTACACGCCAGCTGCCATTCAGATATGAATCATGATCAGCACTGATTGCAAGATTAACAGCACTACTTGCCTGCATATCTTGCTCAGCCTTTAATAATTCTGCCTCTAATCTATCTGTCCATGCTTCCGTTCTACCCAAGTAAAAAGCAAGATCTTTTGCTGTTGCTAATCTCAAATAACGAACGTAGTACAACGGTAATCCTGACATATCGCCATTTATATCAAGATTTTCTATCTCGAATTTTCCATATACTGATAAGTTATAAACCTGTGATGGCGAAGGATACACACGCATTCGAGTTAAATTGGTTTCATTTGTGATTATGCAAAAACGTGGTAACCCTTGTTGTGGATCGTATTTATAGCTATCAAAAAATACATTCCTTGTTTCATCAACGAGTGGATAGGTCACACCATCCAGGGTTAACCATGCATTTTGTAAATTTGCAAGACGCCCTTGTTTAATATCCGCAACACCTGGGTAATTTGCATCAGCAAATGTCACAAATTGCTGGTTTATCGCCATTGTAAAATCAATTTGCTTAGCAATTGTTAACATTAATCCTGTTGCACTGAATGATGAGATCAATTCATTGCAAAATTGAAGGGCTTTGCTTTGTACATTACCTTGTAGTGGTACAGTCGGATTAGCTGGATTGATCAGCGCATTCGCATCGAGTAGAAACCCTCTTACGCTCTGTACGAATGCCATAGATTCTACCCCGCATTTTTCTGACTCTTTGTATATTTTCTAGGATTTTGCATTTTTTCCGCAAAATCTTCGGTGAAATTCGTGTTTTTTTCAGTTTTTAATTCATGTTCAACATTTTTTTGTTGAAGACTTTCAATTTTTTTAACAGTTTCAAGTGAATCAAACCAAATGCCTGATGAAATTAATTTTTCATATTCATCATAATTATCAGCTAATGTTTTTTGACCATTTAAACCATAAACAAAAGCTCTAAAATGTTCTTTATCGACCCATCGACCTAAATAATTAAATTGACCTGATGAGTTCTTCACTTTTTCCTGTTTTATCGCCATTTCTAATATTTTCCCTTCTTTGGCTTTGGTGATTTTTCTTTCTTCTCACTACCTTTTTTAGCAACGTTCAGCGCGATTGCGACAGCTTGCTTATGAGGCTTGCCTGCATTTTGTTCGGTTTCAATGTTCTTTCCGATGTTTTTCTTACCCTTTAATAATGGCATCTTAACCTCTGCTTTTATCGTGATGTCGATGGTGCATATGGCTTAATGTTTCAGCTAATTGAGCCCGTTTTCTGGTCGTTGGATTTTCTGAATGTAATGCTTTTTGCATTTTTTTCTCAGGAATCTTTTCACCTTCAGGGACACCAAGACTTTTATGGAGTGCACCAGGATGTTTAATAGCACCTTGAATCCATTTTTTCTCAGCCATAAAAATTCCTTAAAAAAAACCGCTATTCCTAGCCGAGAATAGCGGTGTATCGATTAACGATTTTTATCGTAGTTATACGCATTATCACCAGGCATATTAGGATCTAACTGCTTATTCATCTTTTCACCCGTCATTTGAGTGGGCGGAGTGGATGAATTAGCTAAATCTGCCATATTGTGATAACCAGAGGCTTGATTAATTTCTTTGACATTTCTAGCCTGCCAAGACTTGTCCATGCAATATGGATCGTTCTCAACTTGGCCTTCTGCTCCGTCAACATCATCGTATGAAGCCATTGTCATCTCCTTAAAATAGGTTTATTACGCTGTCGCAACGATGCGATAGAATATTTTTGCTACGAAGGTACTATCACCCGTTGTGAATGCGCCAGTCGCATTAGACAAGTACAGTCCTTTGTTAACGGTAGTGCTGAAAGGTAAAGCACCTACTGTGTTGCCGGATGTACCGGTAAATTGAAATGTAGTGCTTGCTGCGGCGGCAAAATCTGCTGCTGCTTCGCTATTGGTTGCTAGAACACCTGCACCATGTACTGTATTGTCATATTGAGCTGCAACGACACCACCAGCTGCGAATGCATTTGCGTTATATGTCATGATTAAATCAATCTGACTTACAACAATAAGGTTATTAGCACCTGGAGCTGCTATCAAAAGTTTTGGTGCTTCATACATACCATTAAATTCAGCTGCACTAATTGCAACAGAGGCGTATTTTAGGGCATTTGCAGGCGTACCAGAGTCAACCATTAAACCGCCGGTGCCGGAAGCTGCGGGTAAGTTACCAGAAACGAATGGTGTCGCTGTAGCAGCATTTAAAATACGACCATTAGCATTTCCTGCATCTGTGATTACATACGTTGTAGCTTGACCGTGTGAGGCGTTACTAATTTGCACTGCATAATCAGCAGCATTTGCAACACCAGTTAATCCGAAATACCCACTTGTAGCAGCGGAAGGATATGAACGAAGCACTCCAGCCGTACCAGATGCTCCTGCATAGATTCCACCTAAGTTGCTCACTACTCCAGCGGTATCATCAATGGTACCGGTTGTATCAACGAAATGAGCAATTAAGCCTGCAGTCGTTGAAGAGCCAGCCATAACAACACGTGTTTTAGCAGCATTTGATGGTAAATAGCCTAGATCTTCAATATTGCCACCTGTGCTAGCAAATACGGCAAAGTCACCTACCGTAACAGGAGCACCAACAACTGTGGTTGAAAATACCATTGGTTCTAGAGCGGTAAAATCAGAACTTATATTTGCAAACATCCAACCATCGCTTGCATAGACTAAACACATATCGCTCGCTAACCATTCAAATTCACCATTGTTTGCAGCAACAATATTTGAATGTTGAGCAGTAATATAACCTGCTGCAGAGGCTTGAGATAATGTACTGGTAGTAGTGATACGTACAATGGATACATTATCACCCCAGTCACGTGTAATCGCCGTAATACCTGTCATTTTAAATTCTCCTTAAAAGTTTAATCGTCAGTCTTAAGACATTACGATGACTGCAAATTCTGGGTTAATTGACACGCCGTTAATAACATCTAAACGATCTAACTGAATATAATTTCTGATATCTGCGCCAAGTGTGTACGTCATTGCCATCTTGTATAAATCACTATAGGTCGTGATAACTTCAACACCGCCCTTCAATTCTTTGATTGGAGGCGCTGCGAATACGACAGCTTGATTGTGGTAAGCAATTGATACGTTATGGCTTGTAGCTAAATACATTTGTGCGCCATTAGGAATACCTGCGCTAATGTTTTGACGAGCACCTGAAACAACAATCGTCGGATTAACAGGAATATTGGCATTACCACTACCATCTGCGATCACATCTGCTGTTACAACAAATTGTGCTGTAACATTGTACATAGGTTCATAGGTTAACGGATTAACCATATAAACACCGGCAGAAGAATCAATTGTTAATAGATCACCTTCACGGAATAAAACTTGTGATGCAGATGTTGATAAGCCACTTACAGCAATCGTGTTACCACCAGTTATAGTTCCGTTAGTAACCACACCGGCTGCCACGAATCCAGTTGGCGGTGTACCACCTGTTGCGCCTGGAGTACCAGCAACTTGACGATTCAAGAAATTAGTTTTAAAGAAATCAAATCCGGATAAGTGACCAATGAATCCGTCGAGTAGAGCACCACGGTTTACAGTCATGTTGAAGACGTTTTGTAAAGCGACTGATAACCCTGCAGACACGAAAGGATCGTTTGCAAAGTATCTGTTACCGTCTTCAGGAATGCCTAGCGCTGTCATGTATGCATCAGCCTGGGTCACTGTAGCAAAGCTCACAGCAACGCCTGGTGTACCGACGTATTGATAAACTTTCTTTTGAAAGTTATCAGATGCAATAAACTTTTCGACCTTGTTG